CCTCGCGTTTGTGGCGCTACAGGCAAAGTCTATCGCTGCCGCTGCCGCGTCACTGGCGGCATGGGCCGCCGCCGCCGCCCCTTTCGTCGTCATCGGCGGCGCTATCGCGGCGCTGCTCCTCCTGCTCGACGACTACAAGAAGTCGATCGACCCCAGCTTCAAGGGCCGATCGTTGTTCAAGCTGTGGAAGACGGCGCTTGATGACTGGCTGACGCCAAAAGAAGACCCGTGGTTTTTGGTGGCGATCAAGCAGTTCGTAAAGATACTCGTTTTTGCCCGCCAGGTCATGCTGGACATGATCATGGACTGGGACAATCACTTCAACCGGATAACGAAGATCATCAACAAGCTCCCCCCGGTTCTAGTCGGAAAGGCGCTTTATAGGTTCGGCGAAGGCGTTGTCGGCGATCTTGGCAAGATCGGGGGCGCAGCCGGAGACATGGCCGGAAAGTTCTGGAACAGCGAAAAGGAGCGGCGCGAATACCGGAACCTCGCACCACTGCCTCCGATGAGCGGCGGAACGCAGTCTATGGCGCCGTCGTGGTGGACGCCTAACGCAAGCTTCGGAGAGTACGAGCCACGGATGAGTATGAACAGCCGTCCAGTTCCCGTCGTTCAGGCGCCCGTCAGCATCCAGGTGACTACCCAACCTGGCCAGTCGAACGAGCAGATCGCTTCGATGATCAATGACCACATCGACGAGCGGCTTGAGGCTTCGCTACAGGCCGCCTATGCGGCGGTTAGCGAGTAGCATGGCGCGCGCGGTCATCATCTCGTTTAGTAGCACGCGCGATGTCGTCGAGGTCGACGCATGCATCGACGAAGCCCACCAGTTTACCAATACACTGACGGACCATCCGGTTGAGGAGGGGTTCAATATCACCGACCACAGTCGGCCCGATCCCGACGTCGTAACGCTGCGCTGCTTCATCTCGAACACGCCGATTACGCCGGAGCAGCAGAAACGCACCATTCGGTCCGGCTCGGCGACCTTTGAGACGAACGCGCGCGCGGGAACGCAGCTCCACGACGTCAAGACGCGCGCGAAAACCGAGTTCGACAAGCTGATCAAGATGCGCAACGAGGGGCAGCTCATCAAGGTTGCGACGACGCTGAAGACCTACGAGAGCAATTCCGCTCAGGGCATGGCGATCCAGTCGCTCCAGGTGTCGAGGACGAACAAGAACTACGACGGGCTTGAGTTCTCGGTCACGCTCAAGCAGGTCAGGATCGTCCGCAACAAACAGACGAGTCAGAAGGTCAATTCCGACAAGCGGACCGGTCAGAAGAAGAAGGAGGGCAACAAGGTTACTGAGGTAAAGAATGAAGACACCGCAGCCTTTCGTTCTGCCGAGGCTCTTTCTGAATCCAACAATGGTCTAGCCAGGGCCGTGGGCGATTTTGCGCTACGACGATGATCGTCATTCCCATCAAAAGCGACGCGACCTATTACGACCTCCAGGTCACCCTCGAGGACGTTACCTACACGATCGAATTTCGCTGGAACGTCCGCCTCGAGTCTTGGTTCATGAACATCTTGGACGCCGAGGGCGTGAACCTCATCCGCGCCGGGCTTCGTCTTGTTGTTGGCTGGCCGCTTAATGCCTATACCGCGGTTCGCAATCCTCCGGGCGCCTTTGTTCTTGTTGACACGACCGGCGCCGAAGAAGAGGCGGGACTCGAAGACCTCGGCGACCGCCACCAGCTTTTCTACTTCACGTCCACCGAATTGGGTCTGTGATGGCGAACGAGGCGCTATTTGATCGCCGCGTTCGGCTCACAATTGCCACGCCGGTTAAGTCGGCGACCGATTTCAAGACGACGACGACCGATATTGTCGAGATCAACGGCGGCAAGACCGACGACGTGAATTTCCCGGGGTTGCGCGTCAAATTCAACATCGACAAGAGCCTCGAAAAGCAGCCGAATACGAGCGAGGTCATCGTTACCAACCTTTCGCCTTCGCGCCGCTCGAGCCTCCAGCAAAAAGGCGTGCGCGTGCTGCTCGAGGCGGGATATCGCTCGACCGGCGTCAAGCGGCTGTTCTCGGGAGACGTGCGCACGGCCGACCACGTCCGTAACGGCGGCGACTGGGACACAACGCTCAAACTCGGCGACGGCGAGCGCGCGTGGCAGTTCGCGCGGGTCGACGAAAGCTTTGCGCCGGGAGTCAGGTTTGCCGACGTATTGCGCACTGTGGCGCGCGCCACCGGCATCGAACTCGGCAACGCAGAGAAGCAGGCGGCGTCTATCGATCGCGTATTCGACCAAGGCTATATCGTCGCCGGAAGTGCCTTCCGCGCACTCGACAAGCTCATCACCTCCATCGGAAAGGAATTCTCGATTCAGGATGGCCAACTTCAGATCCTCGACCCGTACGAAACGCTTGACCTACCGATTCCAGAAGTCACAAAAGACAGCGGGCTTATCGGCTCGCCTGAAATGGGTTCGCCCGCGACAAAGGGAAAGCCGGCGCTTTTGCGATTCAAATGCTTGCTTTTGCCGGTTCGCCCGGGGGCTAAGGTCAAGCTTAAGAGTTTGCGATACGACGGGTTTATCCGAGTGCATAAGGTGTCTCATGGCGGAGATACCCACGCGGGAGAGTTCTACTCCACGATAGACGGGTCGATTGTCAAATGAGCCTCCGCCCCACGCTACAGGACGTGATCGAGGCAGCCAAGGACGCCGCTAGGCGCGGTGTCTACACTTGGGCGCCCGCGAAGGTCGTCAGGTGGGACGCCGACAAGCAGCGCGCGAACTGTCAGATCCTCGTCAAGCAGACGTACCGCGACGAGGAGGACGAGCGGCAGACGAAGTCGTGGCCGGTGGTAACGGGAGTGCCGGTGGAGTTTCCTGGAGCCGGCGGGTACCGGGTGACGTTTCCAATTAGCGACGGCAATACGGTTATCGACGGCTCGCGCGCACCGGCTACCACGGGCGTGCTCATGTTCTCGCATGTCAGTTTGGACAAGTGGCTGAGCGGCGACGGGCGAGAGGTCGACCCCGAACTCGAGCATGACCATGCGCTGACGGATGCCAAGTTCTTTCCTGGGCTGCACCCATTTGGGGCGCCGTGGGGGGATGTGCCAACAGATCATATGACCGTTGGGCATGACGAGGGGGTCCAAGTCCATTTGCACGAAGACGTGGTGACGGTGGCTCGCCGGGCCGACGAGACGTCTGCAACGGCGGTTGCTCTTGCTAATCTAGTGCTTTCCGAACTGACCGATATTGCCACCGCGCTACTGGTACATACCCATAGCGGCGTGGCCGCTGGACTGGCAAACACGGGCGGCAGCAATAGCACCTATGTGGCCGACGACGTCGCCGCCCAGCAGCTCAAGGCAAAGTAGAAGGAATTAACCGATGACAGGTAAGCTATAGGCTATGGCCGACCCGGTGCGTGACTTCAAGATTGACGAGGACGGCGAATGGGTCGTCGAAAACGGCGACTTCGTAAAGACCGCCGGCGAGGAAGCAGTGCGCCAAAGCGTACGGATTAGCCTCGGTTTATTCCTCGGCGAGTGTTTCCTTGACGAGTCCGCCGGAACCGACTACCTCGATAGCATCAACATCAAGAACCCGGACCCGCTGGTGGTGCGGGAGATATTGCGCGCGCGCATCGCCAGGGTGCCCGACGTGACGAACGTTGTCGGCGCCGAGCTCGTCGACGAGGGCGACCGGCAGGCGTCGATTGAGTACGCCTACGACACGGTGTACTCCGAAGATCCCATCGTCGACCAGGTGCCGGTGCCGTAGCCATGGCCGCAACTGGATACGGATATACGCCTACCGGGTTTTGGGCGAAAAGCCTCGCGCAAGTCGAGACCGACAACGACGACGGGCTGAAGAATATCCTTGGCGAAAGCGCGGGCAGCAACGAGGACGGCACGATCCCGGAAGAGACTGCTGCTGGCCAGCTCAAGACCTTCCTTGTCGACGGCTTCGCGGCGCACTGGGACCTGCTGCAGGCCGTCGTCGCCAGCTTCGACCCGAACCAGTCCACCGACGCGGCCCAGGACGTTGTGTGCTCGATTACCGGCACGATTCGATCGGCGGCGCAGAAATCGGTGGCGACCTGTATTGCGGTTGGCGACGCGCTGACTTTCCTTCCGGTTGGGCGCGCGATTAGCGACGAGACGACGGGGGTACGGTTCATAAGCCCGACCGGCATGACGCTTTCGGCGCAAACCGCCTGGGCGGCCTCGACGGGCTACGTTGTTGGCGACGTGCGCACCAATAACTCCCAGACATTCTATTGCACGACCGCTGGAACGGCCGCGGCGACGCCGGGCCCGTCGGGAACCTCGTCCGCGATCACCGATGGGAGTGTTACATGGCGCTTTCTTGGCGAAGGGACGGCGGCGGCCACTAGTCTTTGGTCGTCCGAGGAGTTCGGGCCGATCGGCGCGGTAGCGTACCGGCTGAGCGAGATCGACACTCCCGTTGATGGCTGGAATGCCGTTGCCAACCCGCTTGATGCGATCTCGGGACGGTCGCAGGAAACGAATCCGACGCTGAGAGCGCGCCGAGACGCAGAGCTCGCGTCCGCCGGCAACACGACCGCGGACGCTATTCGCGCGAATATCCTCAAGGTCAACGAAGGCTCGACCGACCCGAACCATGTGCAACCGACCGTCTGCCGCGTGTTCTACAACGATACGGACTTTACCGACGCGAACGGGTTGCCGCCGCATTCGGTCGAGGTGCTGGTTCAGGACGGCACCGACGCGGATATTGCGCAAGCGGTTTGGGAATCGGTCGGTGCCGGAACCGTTACCTACGGCGGGACCACCGGAATCGCTACCGACTCGGAGGGAAATACCCAGTACGTCAAGTTCACGCGACCGACTGAGATCGGGATCTACGTTTATGCTTCGGCCAAGTACGACGCCTCCGAATGGCCCGCGAGTTCGGATTCGACGGTGGGCCAGGCGCTGCTGTCGGCGCTGCTTACGGATACCGAAGACTACCCGATCGGGCGCGACGTGCGGACCTCGGCGCTGAACGGTGCCATGATGCGCGGTGGGTACGCGCTGACGGCTTCGGGTTCGGCTCAGATCCCGGCACCGGAAGGCTCTCCCGCGATCCCTGGACTCCTCGAGATTGACGAGTTGCTTATCGGCGTGTCTGGCGCCTCGGGCACGTCGCAGATCTCGATCTCGTCTCGCGAGGTGGCGGCGTTCGACTCCGCGCGCTGCACGGTTACCGCGACAACGGAGGACCCGTAAATGGCGCGGTTGACGATCGATTATGAGACCGACTGGGTAACCCGCCTTCGCAACCGCATCTACACCCAATGGCGCGACAGCGTCTCATGGAACAAGTGGGCCGAGTTCCTAGGACGCCAGTTTCAGGAACTCGAGGACGCCACGCAAAGCCTTCTGACCACCCTCGACATCGACAACTCGGTCGGCGCGCAGCTCGACGTGATCGGGCGCCTCATCGGCCAGGTTCGCGGAGGCTTCGACGACGCGACATACCGCCTGTTCTTGAAGGCGCGCATTCAGGCGAACCGCTCGACCGGTGGCGGCGAGGACATCTATAACGTCTTTAGGGCGCTTTACGGGGAGACGATCGGGCTGGTAATCACGACGAGCCCGATCAAAACGCTCGTGTTGCGCGTCAAGGGTGCGATTACGGCGGCACAGGCGGGTTACGGCGTTCAGTTCTTTACAGATTCAAAAGAGGTCGGCGTACGCGGACTGCTCGAGTGGCAGGAGTATTCCGACGACTCGATGCTGATATTTACCGACGCCGAGAGTGCCACCGACGGCACCACCAAAGGACTCGCCGACGTGGGCGAGACGTTTGGTGGCCGGCTCGCGGGCGTCCTTCAGGCATAGGGAGAAATAGAAAATGAGTCGCCCGACGGGAACAAATGACTGGGGTCAAAGCGCCGGGTCGAGTTCGCTCGTCCAGCCGTCGTTAGATCAGCGCGCGCGCGGGTGGAGTGCGGGCGCGCGGCTGCCGGCGCCGTATTTGAATAACTGGATGGCGGGCAAAGATACGTGGGACCGCTACCTCGATCGCCGCGCCCTAATGGGCGTAGTCGTCGAGGACGATTTCGCGCGCTCCCAGAACTGGGCCGGCTACGGAGTAGGGTTCTCGGCGTATGACTTCTCGCCGAGCTACGTTGTCCTGGACCACACCTATCGAGCGGACGGCTCGGCCGGCGTGGCGCTCGTGACCAATGCCGGGATCATCGCGGCCGGACTATCACCGAGCGGGCAAACGGGCTACCTACGAACTTTCGTCGGTGAAGTGGGGCGATATGACTTCCTAATCGATGCAGTGGCGAGAAGCCCGGGCATCGGCAGCGGCCATTCGATCCAGATCGGCCTGCTCGACAACCTCGCCTTCTTCGCGACGGGTCCGACCGGGCCACTGGGACTGAACTATCGCCCGTCCGGGATGACTCCGACCCAGGTGTCGTTCAGCGGGTATTACCCCACCGCCTATCACCGCATGACGGCCGATCATGAGAGCGGCACAGTGGAGGTCCGCATCGACAACACCCAGGTCGCGCTCATTTCCGGGGTGGTGCTTGGACCGACGAACTACGCCTTCGGCGCGCAGATCCACATGCCGCGGCAGGCTGCCAATTCAATCGTCCTGGACTCCATCGCGCTGAAGGTCAAGCGCTAGAACCCACGCGCGTGCAGCACGTCGTTGATCCGCGCCTCCATGAACCACGGCCCGCGCGCGTGTGCGGCATCGCCGTCGCCCGTCGCGAGGAGGAGCCACGCATGGATGTGCTCGTGAGCGAACGCGCTCGGCGGCACAGCTCCCGGCCATCGCACGCGGATGCGGTGCCCATCGAACGTCCCGTCGGCGCACACGTCCCGAACTTCGTCGAGGCATGGGCCGCCGTCGCCCACCCATTCGACCGGGGGTGGCTCGGACGACTGGCCGAGCAGTTCCCGCCACACGATCGCCGAGAGTTGTGCGGTTTCGGACTCGGATGGTGGAGGCGCGCCGCACCCGACCAGGAACACCGCCATCACAACAGTTCGCATCGCTCCTCCGCATGGGAAACGACGCGCACGGCGTATTAATTCATTGTGTGATCTTGATTACACTACGGGCAGAACTGGCATTTTCCGGTTTTGCAGCGATACGGCGCCGGACAATAGCCGACCGACGTTGGGCCTCCGCTCGTATCACAACACGACTGGCTGAAAGTACCACACCCGAATGGCTCGGCGCAGACTGACGGCCCGCGGGGGTTGCAGATGTCGGTTAGGTACATGCAAATCAGCGATCCAGTGCACGTTGTTCCATTGCAACACGGCTTCCCGGCCGTTCCGCATTGAACCATGTCAGCAGGAATCGACATGTCTTGGGGTATCGACATGTCCCGAGGCGTCGACATGTCGACAGGCTGGACTGCCGTGTCTATCGTTGCCAGGTCCGGTGGCACCAAGAAGTCGACCGCCAAAAGGTCCGGGGGGCGCGGCGGTGACAGGTCGAAAAGAGGAGTGATCGAGGTGTCGCGGGTGTAGAGGTCGGCGACTATAGACATGTCTCGGGATAGGCCAGGGCTGCGAGTACACCCAGGCAGCAGGCTAGCGAGCAGCGTCACGACCCGCACGTAACCCATGCTAATTACGCATTAATGCACATCTAGACGCCGACCGCTAGCCTGAAATTAGTCATCCGAGGGCGGTGCCAGTGTCGATCAAGATCCGCAGTCACACGATCGAAGTCGGCGAGCCGCAGAACCTCGAGCAGGCACAGGGCGAGGACTGCGAGTTTCGGCTTTCGTTCACCGACTCCGCTGGCGCCGCCCGCGACCTGACGGGCGCTCAGTCGATTGTGATGACGGTGCGCGACCGGGCGAGTCAGACGCTCATCTTCGCGCGCAGCTACTCGGGCTTCGTCGGCGGCGTTGGCACCGGCGCCGTGCGCTTCCAGATCCTCCAGGCTGACACCATGGACGAGTCGGTGCAGCCGTACGACGTCGACGTGGTTTGGACCGACTCGAGCGGCTATCGAGAACAACTCCTCGTCAAGTCGACGTTCGACATCCTGGACGGCATCGGCGAGGTGTCGGACCCCCTGACGATTCCGCCGGCGCAGGTCGTCACGTATCGGTTGCTAAATGTGACAAGCTTGAAGACGACCGGCTATGGCGCGACGTACGGCGACTTTGTGCGTTACTCCACGGTTGCGACCGGCGCAACGATGATCATGCCGCAGTCGAGCGGTTACGGCGGTCAGGTGGTATTGGCCAAGGTCGCAACGGGGGCTACCTTGCCAC